GTCATAAGTAGCAACTGGAAGACCAGCGATTGCTCTTAATTTACCTAAAATTTCTTGGTCAATATCTAAAACGATTTGTTGAGCCAAAGCAGTTGTTAATTCTTGTTCAACGTTAGCACCATATTGAGATTGAGCATCTTGCATAGCTTCTAATGTAAATCTAGCTTTCAATCTTCTTGTACCAGCTTTAACATCTTCTTTTACGAATTCAATGTTGATATCATTTCCACCAACACCTTCCAAAATAGCTGTATCAGCAGCACCTGGATTTTGAGGATCTTCATTACCAGAGTACCAAGCACCTACCAAGTAAGGAGACATAGCTTCTTGACCTGCTAAGATTTTTGGAGCACCTTTTGGAGAGTTAGTAGCATATCTAATTCTCATTGTTGTAATTAAACCAGAAGGACCAGTTAATGGTTGAACACCTACTAATTCGTGAGCCATAACAGTTGGCATAACACGTTTAATCAAAGGCATAATTACTTTGTTAATAATTGCAACGTTTGATGCAGTTGTAGCACCAGCAGATGCATGTTCTGCTAAGAAATGTTTACGAGTATTTTCTAACAAAGTTTCAGTAATTGCTCTTTTAGAAGCATTTTTAATGTCAGAAACTAATCCTCTTTTTAATTTATTCCAAGCAGTTGTATTTTCATATAAAGTCATACTTGTCATTTAAATTTCTCCTAAATAAAAATTAATTAATCTTACTAATCGCAATAGTTCTTTCAATCTCTTTTTCTAGGTCTTTACTTAGAACTTCATCATCAAAACTCATTGCATTTCTATTTTTGTTTTCGCCTGTTAAAATTGTAGGTTTTCTACCTTCTTTTAACACTCTACTATTAGTATTTATTACTTTCTTACTAGAATCATTCATAATCATAGGAATATACTTATTAATTGATTCTTGTAATTTATTTGTTGGAACATCTTTAACAAGGTTTTTAATCATATCTTGCTTATCTTTTGCTAAGATAGATACTGATTCATTAATGATTTTATTTCTCATTAAACCTTCATTTAATTTAGATGTTTTAGCAACTTGTTCTTTAGATTCTTTTAATTGTTTTTCCAAAGATTTATTGGTAGCAATTAATTTGTTTTGATTTGCTTTAACAGATTCTAACATTGATTTAACAACTTTATCTTCATTGAAGAATTTAACTGCATATTCTCTAGCAAATGCTTCAAATAATTTAGCACCAAATTGTCTTTTTCTTGATTCAACAATATCAGATCTAAATTCTTTTAATTCTCTAGCAATAACAGCGTTTGTGAATTTTTCCATTTTATTAGCTGCTTCTGCGAAGAATTTTTTCTTTGTTTCAGACAATTTTTCATTGTGTTCTTTAACTAAACGAACTCTTAAATTATCTAAAGAATCCATTTCTTGTTTGTGTTGTTTAGCATAAATTGCAACTTGGTCAGAAATAAATTTACCAAATTTTGTTAATGCTTCACCTAATTGTTTTCTATCACCTCTTAATTCAGAAACTTCTGATTTCAATGTTTCATTTAAGAATTTTGTAGCTTTAGAAATATAATCTGCTTTTGCTTCGGTTAATTTCTTATCCATTTCATTCTTATATGCCATTAATTTTTTATTGAAATCTGCTTTAACAGAAGCCGCATAATCCATTTTTTCTTTTTCAAGATTATCTTTTGCTTCTTTCAAAGCTAACTTTTCTTTAATTAAGTTTTTCTTTAAAATTTCATTTTTCTTTTGNTTGTCNGCAACAACTTTGTTCATAACTGCATTAACAGATTCAACAATGTTTTCTTTGTCAACCTTTGCTTGTTTAGCAAATTCTTCAAATACTTCTTGACGAACTTCTTTTCTAATTTGTTCAACTTTTTCTTTCATCAAATCTTCAAATGCTTTTTTAGCATCAGCAGAAGAAATATTTAAAGATTCCATCAATTTAGCATTTAATTCTCTATCACTTAATTTTGCCATTTTACTGGTCTCCTTTTAATCTTCTTATTTGTAATTCCAACTTCTAAACCAAGAAACAATATCTTCATTTAATGAATTTTTGAATCTTGGATTATTAGTTACTATATAATCTTGTGCATTATTCAATAATTTTTGGCCAGCACTATTTTTTGATAATTGTTCATAAATAGCAGTTGGTCTAGCATCCATTGCAGAAGGAGTAGCAACAATATCAATTGTTATAATATCAAAGTCAGATACCATATTTGTATAATCATCAACATTACCTGAACCTCTTGTAGAAACACCTAAAGGTATTCCTTCTTCCAAAAATCCTTCTACAATCTTTCCACATGGTACTTTACCTAAAATTTTCATTTTACCAGCACCATTATTTCCATCCATATAGATTTCATCTATAGTATGGGAAACCTTATCCAAATTAACAACCAATGTATCTGGGTGGTCTAATTCACCCATTAAAGCAGGTCCTTTTTTCTCTTTGAATAAGTCAATTTTTTCTTTTAATTGATTTACAGCATATTCAATTTCAGAACGAGGGTAAATACGACCATTAAGGTTTTCAATTTCACCTTGCATAAAAATACCTTTTAGATACCAATGTTTTTCTTTGACACCATTGATACCAGCTTCTTCAACCATATCAGCATCAGATACTTGAACATATTCATCTAATCTTTGTTTTTCTTTAACGTAATTACCCATAATCCGTTCCTCTTAATAATTGAATTATTTACCTAACATAGACTTGCTAGAAGCAGGTTTATTTGCAGGTTTTTCTGTTTTTTTCCAATTTGCTTTTTGATCTTTAGCAATTGGTTGAGATTTTGCTGATTTAGAAGGTTCAGTACCTTTTGATGCTTTACCATTCATTAAATCAGAACCTTTTTTCAATGTCATTCCAGATAATTTACCAAAATTCATTGTTCTTTTCTTTTCAACACCTTCAGATTCAGAAGATAATTTTTTACGAGGGTCAGCAACTTTTTCAAAACCTTCTTTAACTTCTTCACCACCTTCTTGTGCTTCTAATTCTTCAATTTTTGCTAATAATTCTTCAGCATCTGATTTAATATCATATACTAAATCATCATCAGCATCTTCTGCCATATCTTCTTCAAAATCAGCATCAACATCTTCATCAGTATCTGCTTCAATATCAGATTCATCAGATTCTTCATCTTCTAATGCTAAATCAACATCTGTATCATCAGCTTCATCTAATGGTTTAGAAGAACCACATTCTTCAATTTCTTCAGAATCATCTTCTACATCAACATCAAATTCAGAATCATCATCTTCTACATCAATTTCTTCAACATCGGCATCACCTTGTAATCCAGAAGAAATTTCATCAAATAAGTCATTAACTTCATCAGAAATTTCACCAGCCATTTCAAAGTCAGCTTTCAAATCTTCAATGATTACATTAGCATCTTCTGCTGAAACTTCATCACCTTCATCTGCTAATTTTAATTCATCAACAATATTTCTTAATTCATCAAATTTAGATTCAACTTCTTCTGTCATTTCTGAAGGGAATTTATCTTCCAATTCATCAATAGCAATTTGGATTTGTTCAAATTTTTCATCATCATCTGAACCAGCTTCAGAAGCAACTTCATTATTGAAATCATCACCCATATCAGTTACTTCAAAATCTTCATCTTCTGATTCAAGTAATTGATATTGTTCTTGAGCGACCATATCTAAATGACGTTTCATTAATCTAGTAGCTTTAGCAATATCATTATCATTAACGATACTATCAAATGCTTCTGCTAATAATTTAACTTGTAATTTTTTAGACATTCCATATCTCCTATAATTTAC